ACTCAGGTGTTATCCCCGCGTCACCACCTATTTCAGGACCTGGAGGTGGTGGTGGTGCTCCTCCGCCAGTATCTTCAGGACCTCCTAATCCTCCTAAAGGTGGTGGGGTCGCCCCCACATTTTGAGTTGAGCCTGATTTAACACCATATAATTTGTCAATATTATCAAATACTCCTGTATGGTTGATAATAGTTGCGGTATTAGTTAATTCTGCCCCAACGGCTTTTTCAACACGTTGTTGTTGCAAATCTAATTTAATTTCTTCATCCGAGAATCCTAGTACATGTTTCTTAGCCCAAGTCACTGACACTGGTGCAATACCCTCGATTGCCGTTACAGCATCTTTGTATAATAAAACTTTTTCTTTCCAAACATCAATTTTTAATAAATCGGCTTGTGTTGATGGATTAGTTAATCCTAAGGTAAAGTTTGATAATTCATCTTCAAAACCTAATAAGAATAAATGTATGATAGCGATTTTATTCATTTCTGCAATCATAGATTTTTGAATTCTATTAATTGTTCTTGCAAAACGGATGTCTTGTAATGATAAATTCTTACCATCACCAACTACTTCCTCAAACCCTAAAAACGCCTTAGGTACCCGAAGTGCGGTTAATAATTTCTTTTGGATGTATTCAATATCAGCAATCTCAGAAAGGTTCTGAGCTCCAGGTAAAGTATCAATTGGATTTGGCGCTGCTTGGTCACGAACAGGAATAAAATAATCTTGGTCAACCGCCATTTGGTTAAATCTCATATCAACATTACCTGATTGACTATCAACCACCTGACTACGTTTAAATTTGTTTGCAACACGTTGTACATATGCCTCAACATCTTTATCGTCCATGTTACCAACAAAAACTTTAAATACACGTCTTTCAGGTGCTCTTGAAGTCCGATAGATTAACATTGCGTCTTCCGACAATAATAATTGTTTCCAAATACGTCTTGCTTTTTCTAACATAGAAGTACCATAAGGTAATTTTCTATCATCACCTAATAATCTAAAGTGAGCAATTTCCCATGAATTAAATTCCATGTCTTTAGCTTTCCACTTAAATCTTAAACCTTTGTTTTCTACGGGTTCCTCAACATTTGCAGATTTTGCCGCCATACCTCTTTCAAGTCGTTCAATTTCAATATTTGGTAATTGCATACAACCAACAATACCTTTCTCAGCATCTAATTTTAGATAAACAAAATTATCACCGTATTTTGCGGTATTTCTTGTCCACATTGGTAAATTAGTATTGATGTCTAAAACATTATTAAATAAATCAATTAAGATTGATTTAATACGTTTAGATTCTGAATAGATTTGTAACATGTAACCATTTTGGTCAACAGTTGTTGATTCTTCACCGTAGATATCTAAAGCCGCCGAAATTTCGGGAGTATATTCCATAGATTCATAATCATAGAATGATGCTAATCTTGTTGGTTCATAATAAACCGCTTGAGTATATAAGTTACTCTCAATTTTTGTCCATTGATTGGCTAAGTAAAACGTTTGTTGAGCTTGTAGTTTTTCTCTTTCGTATTCCTGTTTTGATGATGTTTTTAATAACTCAGTCTTGTCTAAATTATATGTTGGATAATCTTGATTTAACAGGGCGTTAGGCCCAAAAGCTTGGGATAACCTCTGCCAAACTGTAAATTGATTATTTTGATTATTTTCCATATAATAAATTTAATTCTAATTATCTATAATTAAATAGTTAATTTTGATTACCTTTTTTTCTGTTAGGGTCACCTTTTTGTTGGTTTATTTTATTATCACCACCAGGTTTAACATTACTAATACCCTGACCAGGCACGTTTAATTTACTACCATTAAGCTTATTCCCCGATTTTTTTCTAGAAGTTAATCCCATGTGATGTTTTATTAATAAATATTATCTAACGCCAAATAACCAACCATACTTTTGATAATCTTCTCTAGACATGTTCTGACTGTTATACTGATTAATTCTTTCAGACATGTGCGGTATAACAGGATTAAATTCTAATTTTTTTGATGTTTGGTCATTATTATTAACCGCCCAAGCCTCAATCATTGCTTTAGTTTGCGCAACAACCTTAGTCAAATTACTAAATGAAGACTCGGCAACGTAAGTTGCCATAGCCACCGACATAATTAAATCGTCATGATGTCCTTTTTGGTGGTCAGGACGGCCATTAATGTAGATGAACGTATTCATTTCATTAAAAAGTCTTGAACTATAAATTTTAAATCCATGTCTCATTCCCTCTTCAAATGACGCGATAATTTGAACCCTTTTATTGTTAAAGTTAATCCCTGGTATTTTTTCATGTGCCTTGGCATCGTATTTCCACTTATTAGCAGTATCGACACCATCAACATATAAGTCTTTGTAACCCATTTCCTGTAATTTTCTTGATGTGGAAACACCCATCCCACCTGTAATATCAATTACAATAAAACATGAATACATGTTGGCCCATTTATAACAAATTTCCGCCATAGTATCTGGTGGTAATTTACCAACATATTCCGCAACCTGTTCTCTCTCATCAAAATCAATAATTTGAAAGGAGCTAAAATCTTCACTATCCCCACGAGATACGTCAACCCCCATAATGTATTTATGACCAACAACAGGTTCTTTCCAAATCCATAAAGCATTACCCATCATTTTATTCTTGGGTTCTGTAATAGAATTTTCTCTAATAGTTTGTAACATTTTAGAATCAAATACGTTATCACCTGAACCTAAGAAGTTACATTCCAACTCCTGAGATACTTTACGTTTATCATATTTTAATTTCTTAACCATCGCCTCAAACCAAGAAGAACAAGGTTTATAACCTTGGTCCATTAATTTTTTTAGTTCACTATAATCTCTTTCGGATGCTGGTATATGTGACCAACTAAGTATATCTTTTTCACTGTACTCTTCTTTATTTAAAAGATAGTGAATCATATCCTCGGTTTTAACTAAATATAAATCTTTTGTATAACGAGGGTCACGAAACCAATACATTTCAGTAATCCTAAAGTCATTCATGTTTCTTAATGCTTGGTCGTATATTTCATAATAAATTCGGTCATAACCATTTGGCGTTGAGACTACAATTACTTTACCTCCTGTAGATAGGGACGCCATACAAGCCGCCCAAAAATCACTGTCGGCCTCGATAAACGCCGCCTCATCAAATACAAGTATTGTAGGAGTAAATCCACGTAAGGCATCTTTAGATGTTGCAACGGCTTTAACCTCACTACCGTTATTTAATTTATAATGTTTTTGTGAGTTTTTTTCAACTGCAAAGTCAACCCCAACCCAACTTGGCCATTGACCAACAAAGGCTCTAATCTTGTTCGCCATTTCTAATGACGTATCAAGTTTATTAGCAATTATAAGAACTTTTTCGGGTTTATTTTTTTTAGCAAAAGAAAGTTTCATTGAAGCCCAAGCTGCGGTAACTGTAGATACTCCCGCTTGTCGATATTTTAGGGCGATGTTTTCGTTATAATTCTCGTAATCTTCAAGTAATGATGCTTGGTCAGGAAATAATTCTAATGGTACGTATTTAGAAACTGTATTGTCGTAGGTTTGTAGATAAGTTCTTAACGCGTATTTTACATCCTTATGACATTTTACGTACTCTATTAGTACCTGTTCTTTGGATAAATTTAACATGTTTCATTATTTTGGTCTCGATAATCCTAGTCCATTTAAGAAATCATCAAATCCTTCATCGTCATCGTCACCGCCACTCAACGCTTCTTCCGCGTCATATTCTTTCAATTCAGTAACAATTTCATTAACCATCCTCTGAATAAATTGAGTTCCTTGTGGGTCACCTGAAAGTATAAGTTTAGCGACTCTAAAAAATTCTTCAGCATTTAATTTAGAAAATCTCATAAATAAGTAATGTTGGATGTGTTTCATATCTTCATCAAACAATTCGATTGGATAAGCTTGTAAGAATTTTTCCCAAAAAATTGGACCTAATCGAGAATCCCAAATTTCTGCCGGTAAAGTATCTTCAGCACTCATAATCATTTCTTGTTGTTTTGGGTCATCAGGTAAACCGTGAGTACCAAATATTTCGTAAATACCTTTAACTAATTCATGAATTAAAAGCGGGAACGTCATTGCTCTTGCTTTAACTGTTGGTGGGTCAGTTTCGGTGTCAACTTCTGATTGTCCCATTTGACCACCACCGCCACCAGCCATTCCTTCCATATCAGGGAATAACCAATATGCGTGTTCCATTAAAGATTGTGACACGGTGTATAAATTCATTAATCTAGGGTCAATATCATTAAGTTCTCTTGAAACTAAATTAAACATGTGACCGCCTTTAAACGCTGCACCTTGAATAAGTGAGTTAATAAATCTTCTTTTAGCTCTTTCTAAATCAAATGTTTCGGCGTCACCCATAAACTCTTCGATTTCTTCTTCGCTAGGCATTTCAGGTTCTTCTTTCATTCCTTCTGCCGCACCCATAGGTCTCATAACTAATTTAGCGTCAAACTGCATTGCCCCTTCAGGAATACCCATCTCTTTAATAACTAAATCAACGGCAAGTTGTTCTAAAACTTCTTTGTTTTCCATTTGAATTGATACAACTGTTTGTAACGATTGCATCGCGGTCATCATTAGATTATTTAATGGATTGCCCCCTTGGATTACTCTGGTGTCACCCATGGCTCTTCTAACTTTATCTACAGAATCTTTAAATCTTTTTGATGATATTAATTCAATATAATCCTTATCCATCTTAGGGATTGCAGGAAAGTTATTGTAAGGAGTCTCTTTTGACGTAATTTTTCTTTCAATACCAGGTTCCATTCTTTCAGGCCCTTCATAATCAATAGGAGCTTCTTTTAAGTTATTTTTTAACTCACTTAAAAGACTACGTTCATTATTAGTTAACCCTTCACTAACTAATTTTTTCTCTAAAAATTTTTTAACTTTTAGGTTTTTTTCTGTATTTGGATTTAGACTCATTTTCTTACTTTAATTTAATTCCTAATGATTTAAATGACAACCAACTTGGTACCTTTTGTTTAGCTTTAGGTGCAGGTTTAACTCCTGGTTTAGGTAGGTATGGTGTTCCAGGTTTTGATGGTCTTGTTGGGGTATCAACATCAGGTCTAACCCCTGGTATTGATGGTGCCGTTTTATGGCCTTGTTCTTTAACTAAATTAAGGAATTCCCTTTTAGTCATTTTTGGGGTAATATGTTTTTCAACTAATTTCATAATTTTTTTTTCTATTTCATTTTCACCAAAGGTAACGCTTGGAGACATGGAATTCAACTTATTTTTTACTCCACCAGCATATGCGGCAGAAACTTTATTAACTAAATTATTTAAACCACTTTCTTTTGCTTCTGTTTTTTTCTTTTCAGGTAACTTTTTAAAGTTTGTTTTGTCAGAGAATTCTTCAGCCATTTTACACCATTTCTTTTGTTCGTTTGTTTTACCATCACCACATTTAGCAAAGAAATATTTTTGTTGTTTTTTAGACTCAAATTTTTCTGCAAGATTTTTATACTCTTGTAATGAATCGGGGTCACCGTCACCTGTAGGTCCTTTTTGAACAGGGTCTTGCGTATCACCTTTCATTAACCAATCCATTTCAGAATCAGTGTCTTCATAAACTTCAAATGTCGTACCTGTTTGTTTAAGCTTTTCAACTTCAGCAGTGTTTTTACCTGATACCATCACTGTTTCATTAGTGTCTTCTTTAGTTTCTTTTTTTTGTCTACCACAATCACATTTTTTACAATCGGGTCCACAAGTACAAGTTTCTTTATCACAACCGCAACCACATTTTTTACTTTTTGATTCGGTAAGTCTTCTGTATAATGAGTTAACTTGTGACTCAGATAAATTAGTCACCGTAGATGGTCTTAGACCGTGTTGTATTAATTTTAATTGTTTTTTGTTAGTTTTCATAGACAACCTTTTTTTCAAATTCTAAAACGATATCACGTTCATATAATTTATCTTTGACTGTGGCCTCTTCGTCACCGAATTTAAACACTAATCTTTTTTGACGGTCAAAATCAACCTCGTCACTCTCATTCTCCCAAGCTAAAGCAATTACACCATCTATAGAATCCAACATTGAGAAGTTATCAGAATTTTGGATTACTGATAATGTAACTTGGTCATTTTTTAGAGTCCCTACTTTTCGTATGAATTCTAAATCAGGTGGTAGTGGGTAACCGTTAGACGGTTTTGATTCCCAGTTTTCCCCCCATATATTTTCTAAATTATCAGAAAATATAAATTCATATATGTTATCACCCTTATAATTAGGTCCTAATTCATTAACATATATCAAATAAATCATTATAGTATCTGACCTTTAACAGTAACTCGAAATTGTTTATTGTTCATTTCAAACACTAAATTTTTGTGGTTTGTTTTTCCAACAAGTTTTGCGTTAGGATATTTGGACACTAACTTAGTTGACGCAACTTCTTGAGAAATACTTTCAGAAACAGTTTTAATTTTACTAATAGTTTTTAATTTATTTTCTTTAATTAAATTCTTTTCGTTTTCCTCAACTTTAAAGTATTTTTTTAATATATTATCAATTTTAGATTCGGTAAAAAGTCCTTCGATAACATCTTCCATGTGTTTACCATGTTTTGGATTAACACCTTTAATTTTTGAGTGATGGTTATGTCCTTCACCAACTTCTTCATATCCACCTTCACCATATAAATTATCATCAAATTCTTGGCCGTCCATATCAAAATCACTTTCAGACATTTCACCAGTAGGTTCTTCAATACCTATTTCTTCACCGTCAGGTTCTTCCATATCCATTTCTTCACCACCAAATTCTTCATCATTTTCAACACCTTCAAGTTTATTTAAGATATCTTCTTTATCTTCTTCGTCTAAAGATTCTAAATTTAATGCCGATAATATAGAATTAACAACATATTTAATGTCTTTAGAGGTCATTGGTTCTTCATCTTCTTGAGAGTCTTGGAAAGCTCTTAATTTCTGAGCTAATTTACCTGTCAATTTTTGAATAACTTTTAATGTTATAACTTCATCCTCTTCAGGTTGTTCCATTTCTTCACCTTCAGGGTCTTCCATACCTAAATCATCTTC